GTAAAAGACTACCATTTGTGTATGAAATGCGTTGCGAGGCCTTTCGTTTCTCGCAAGATGAAATTGATACTGGTATTGATGAAATTGATGATGTTGCTGCTGAAAATTCATATACCGAAAAACTTGTTCTCAATACAAATGGAACAGGACTAATATACGAAGAAGACGTAGTGTTTCAAAGTCCAGATGGGACCTATGCCAACTCTACTGCACATGCTACAGTAAAAGACTGGTTCAAAGCAAATGGAACGTTGTTTGTCTATGATGTAACAGGTTCGTTCTCTGCCAATGCCAATGTCTATGCTAAATCTTCTAATGCTAGATATACTATGGCATCTAAGGATACCATGACAGATTATGTCATATATGATATTTTTGATAACAAGGACGTTGACACGGGTGCAGATTTAATTCTAGATTTGTCAGAAGTTAACGTATTCGGTGCACCATAATGCTTAATAATTCTCATTTCTATCATCAACTTACTAGAAAAGCAGTCGTTCTATTTGGTAGAATGTTTGATGATATTATCATTATTAGAAAGAACGATCAGACTTCTAAAGAGGTTAGTCGTTTTCGTGTGCCTATTGTATATGCACCAAAAGAAAAGATGGTCACCAGAATACTCTCTGACCCAGATTTGCTAAGACAACTTGGGACAATTCTTCCTAGAATGAGTTTTGAGATTACTGGCATTTCATACGACCCACAAAGAAAACAAAACTCATTACTTAAAGCAGCAAAGTCAAATACGACAACTCATGTGTCATCATCTTACATGGGTGTTCCTTACGACATAACATTTTCACTAAACGTCTATGCAAGAAACATAGACGATGGAACACATATTATTGAGCAGATTTTACCATTCTTTAACCCAGACTTCACAGTTACAACTAATATGATTCCTGACTTGGGTATGCTCAAGGATGTGCCTATCATATTAAATAACGTAACAAATCAGATAGAGTATGAAGGTGATTACGATTCTGTAAGATATGTCTATTGGACATTGAACTTCACTATGAAGACTTACTACTATGGTCCTATTTCTTATCCAAAGATTATTCGCACTGTTTACACAAACATCTATAACGATCCAACTTTACAGTCCGGATATATAACAAGAGTGAATCTATCTTCTGCCAATGGTGTCTTCAAGTCTGAGGACATGGTATATCAGGGTAATTCATACAAAACAGCAACAGCATATGGAGTTGTAGTAAACTATAATCCAAATACACAAAAACTTGTATTGGGTGCTACTCAGGGTCAGTTCACAGTAAATAGTGCTATTCATGCAGTCTCTACTAATGCTGCGGCAACTATTAGTTCATTTGAAGTTAATCCAATGAAACTTGTGGAAATTAAAATTACTCCAGATCCTGTTACAGCAGAACCAGAAGATGATTATGGTTATACAGTAGATGTGACTGAGTGGCCTGAAACGGAGTTATGATATGGGTGTTGAGAAAAACTTATCGGATGCCTTAGGCATTACTCATGAGGTTGTTAAAGTTGAAGATTGTAAACAAGAGATAATTGAATACGATGTTCCTCAAGAGTTACCGGATGAGGATGAAGATTATAGATTAGTTAGACATACACTACGTAATCTAATAACGAAAGGTAACGACGCACTAGATGAAATCGTCACAATCGCTAAACAAAACGAGAGCGCAAGAGGTTTTGAGGTTGTTTCTACTCTCATCAAAACTATTGGCGAAACGTCGAAAGATTTATACACCCTACAAAAACAGAAAAAAGACTTGAAAGAACCTAATCCAGATTCGGATCCTCGTAAGAAGAATGCTGAGAGTATAAATGTGGAACAGGCAGTCTTTGTTGGTTCAGCAGCAGAGTTACTAGCAGCGATAAAAAAGAAAAAAGAGGATGAAAATATAATCGATGGCTAGATTACCATTTTCATACCAATCAAATCCCAATCTACCCAATGAGCAATATAGACATTCGTTCACACAACACGAACTGGATGAATATGTAAAGTGTGCTGACGATCCTGTCTATTTCGCACGCAAATATATTCGCATCATCAACGTTGACCGTGGTCTAATTCCATTTGATATGTGGGATTTTCAAGAACGTATGCTCAATACATTCCATAATAATCGTTTCTCTATTTGTAAGTTACCACGACAGGTTGGTAAGTCAACTACATCGGTAGCATATATCCTACATCAAGTGTTGTTCAACGAAAACTTTGTGGTTGCTATTCTTGCTAACCGTGCTCCTACAGCAAGAGAACTACTAGGCAAACTTAAACTTGCATTTGAGTATTTGCCTATGTTTCTCAAGCAAGGTATCAAAGAATGGAACAAAGGTTCTATCTATCTTGCTAATGGATCAAGAGTATTGGCAGACTCAACGTCTGGTTCATCTGTTCGTGGTTTCTCTTTCAACATAATCTTTCTGGACGAGTTTGCGTTCGTTCCTAATAACATTGCTGAAGAGTTCTTTAACTCAACTTATCCTACTATTTCTTCTGGTAAGACTTCTAAGGTTGTTATCGTATCTACACCAAATGGTATGAATCTATTCTATAAGATGTGGATGGACGCCATAGAAAAGCGTAGCACATATCAACCTATTGAGATACATTGGTCTATGGTACCTGGTAGAGATGAAGCATGGGCATTAGAAACTATTAGAAACACAAGTCAAAGACAGTTCGATCAAGAGTTTGGTTGTGAGTTCTTGGGTTCAACTAATACGCTTATCTCTGGTGCTAAACTTGCAACACTAACATTTAGAACACCAATTGAAAGTAGAGACTATCTTGACGTGTTTTATCAACCTGAACCTAAACACACATACGTTATGTGTGTGGACGTAGCAGAGGGTCAGGGTCTGGACTACTCAACATTTTCTATATTTGATGTAACACAAATACCTTACATACAGGTCGCTAAATATAGAAACAATGAAATATCACCTGTGCTATTCCCTACTGTTATCTATCAAGTAGCAAAAAGATATAATGATGCTTTTGTTTTGGTAGAAATCAATTCAATAGGTCTGCAAATATCAGACATTCTACATTTTGAACTATCTTACGAAAATTTATTAAAGTTTCAGTTGAAGGGTAAACAAGGTCAGCAGCAGTCGCAAGGATTTGGTGCGGGCGGTAAAAACAAGATTGCTATGGGACTAAAAACTACTGTTCAGACCAAAAATATTGGTTGTGCAAATCTTAAAACTCTAGTAGAAAATGATAAACTAATTATTAATGATGCCGACACTATTATGGAACTTGCATCATTTTCTGCTTCTAAGAAATCATTTGCTGCCGAAGAAGGTTCTAATGATGACTTGGCAATGACACTGGTTCACTTTGGATGGTTAACATCTCAGAGAGTATTCAAGGAAACTGTGTCTTCCGATATTAGATTGCTACTACAGCAGGAACAATTCAACATGTTAGACACCCAATTAGTTCCTTTTGGTTTCATCGATGATGGTCTTCGTGAAGATGTGGAAAAAGATGAAAATGGTGATATATGGTTGCGTGAGAGAGAACAGTTATATCCGTTTGATGATCTAAATTATAAGTGGGATACCAGACTGTGAGTTCTCAAAACATCGAAAACAATAAATAAGGTAAAGATGGAAATTAAACCATTCCAACCTTAAAAAGGAGTAAAAGATGGCATATGCTTTATCACCAGGAGTAACATGGTCCGAAATTGATCTTACGACCATTGTTCCCTCCGTTTCTACTACAGAAGGTGCATTTGTCGGAGATTTTGCGTGGGGACCTATTGACGAAGTTACATCTATTGGTAACGAATTAGAACTAGTTCGTTGGTTTCACAAGCCTGATGCAACTAATTTTAAATCATGGTTTACAGCAGCAAACTTTCTAGGTTATGCAGAGGCACTAAAACTAGTTCGTGTTGCTAATACAACATCCGCACTAAATTCTACTTCAGGTAATACCGCTATTCTAATTAAGAATAAAGATCATTACGAGAACGACTATCTAGACCTATCAGCACAAAATTATCATGGTATGTTTGCAGCAAAGTATGCTGGTGATCTAGGTAATGGTCTAAAAGTTTCTGTATTTGCTGCGGCCAACAATGTTGCCGCTTATAATGCTTGGGAATATAAAGATGAATTTGATAGATGTCCTGAAACATCCGCTTATGTTTCAACCAGAGGCGGTTCAAACGACGAAATGCACATTATTGTGGTTGATACCTTAGGTAAGTTTGCAGGAATTTCAAACACAGTTCTAGAAAAGTTCTCTTATGTTTCTAAGGCAATGGATTCTAAGAACGATGATGGTTCTTCTAACTATTGGGTCAATATTCTAAATGATCGTTCTGAGTTTATCTATGCAATCAATCCTGCTATAAATGTATCAACACTATCTGTTGATACTACAACTTGGGGTAGTATAGCAGCAAACGTATCATTTAATCAAGGCAATGTATCCTATACACATACACTAGCAAATGGTACAATCGGCACTACTGCTGCTACAGATGCTCAAATTACGGCAGGTTATGATCTATTCAAGGATGCGGAAACCTGGGATATTTCTCTAATCATGACTGGGGCTCATTCTACAACTGTTGCAGAACACGTTGTAGATAACATTGCTGGTGGTACTATAAATCAACCTGATACTGGTCGTCGTGACGTTGTGGTATTCATTTCACCAGATATGAATGACGTTGTTGATAACGCAGGTTCAGAAACAACAGACATTGTTTCAAAGAGAAATGAATTTAATTCTACTTCATTTGCTGTCATGGACTCTAACTGGAAGAAACAGTTTGACAAGTATAACAATGTTTATCGTTGGATTCCACTAAATGCCGACATTGCTGGTCTATGTGCTAGAACAGACTTTGAACGTGATCCATGGTTCTCACCAGCAGGTTTCAATCGTGGTCACATCAAGAATGTTACACGTCTCGCATGGAATCCAGGTAAGAGTAATCGTGATACACTTTATAAGAATGGTATTAATCCTGTTGTTCAGTTCAAGGGTGAGGGTGTTGTTCTATACGGTGATAAGACAATGCTCACTAAGCCATCAGCATTTGATCGTATCAACGTTCGTCGCCTATTCATTGTTCTTGAAAAGGCAATTACTAAGGCTTCTAAGTATTCTCTATTCGAGTTCAACGATGAGTTCACAAGAGCGCAGTTCGTTGCACTAGTAGAGCCATATCTAAGAGACGTTAAGGGTCGTCGTGGTATCTACGACTTCCGTGTAGTTTGTGACGAAACAAACAATACACCAGAGGTTATTGATAGAAATGAGTTCATCGGAGACATTTATATCAAGCCAGCAAGAAGCATTAACTTCATCCATCTTAACTTTATTGCAGTTAGAACGGGTGTTGCTTTCTCCGAAGTTATCGGTAAATTCTAATAAATAATAGCAAAGGAGAAAACTAAAAATGCCTTTTAACGTTCAAGAATTTAGAGCATCATTAGTATCAGACGGCGCTCGTGCGTCTCTGTTCGATGTTCAGCTAACATTCCCAGTTGTAGTAGGAACTGGAGGCACCGCACCAGGTGCCTTTGGTTCTGCACAGCAGCAGGTTACATTTAGAGCAAGATCAACATCACTACCAGGTGATTCTATCTCCTCTATTGGTCTAAACTACTTTGGTCGTGAGATTAAGGTAGCAGGCAATAGATCATTTCCTGATTGGTCTTTCACCGTAATTAACGATGAAGATTTCAATCTAAGAAATGCATTTGAAAGATGGATGTCTGGTATCAATTCACACGTTAGCAACCTACGCACACCAGCATTGCTTTCTGGTGATGGAGGATATCAGCAAGATGCCTTCGTTACACAGTATGGTAAAGCGGGTGACGTTATCAAGGTTTATAAACTAGTTGGTTGTTTTCCAACCGACGTTTCTGCTATCGATCTTGATTGGGGTGCTGATAACATTGAAGAATTTGCTATTACATTCGCCTACCAGTGGTGGGAGTCTGTAGAGACAACCGATTCTTCTTCATCTGCTTCTCTAATTCAGACCTTCTAAATAACATAATATGGTCGGGGTCAATCCCCGACCATTACACAAAAGGATATACAGTTGAGATTATTTGGATTTGAATTAGGTTCACCTGACAAGCAACAAACCATTGCTAAGTTAGGACCTGATGCCCCACAGTCTAAAACTTTCGCTCTGCCTCAAAACGAGGACGGAGCAGTAACAGTTGCGGGTGCTGGTTATTATGGCACATATGTCGATCTAGACGGTACGTTTAGAAACGAAACTCAACTTATTACAAAATATAGAGAACTTGCTATTCAGCCAGAAACTGAAACAGCATTAGATGAAATCGTCAATGAAGCCATCGTTCATGAAGATGGCGGTGAAGTTGTTACGATTAATATGGATGATGTTAAAGTTCCTCCAAGAGTTAAAAAAGTTATTGAAGATGAGTTTAATTATATTCTAAAGATGTTGAACTTTGGTAACATGGGACATGAAATTTTTCGTCGTTGGTATATTGATGGTAGATTGTTTTATCATCTTGTCATTGACGAGGCGACTCCTGAGTTTGGTATTCAAGAAATACGTTATATTGATCCCAGACGTATTCGCAAGATTCGTGAAATCCAAAAGATGCGTGATCCTGCCACAGGCATCGAACTAATCAAAAAGCAAATTGAATATTATCTTTATAATGAAAAGGGTATGATTGGTGCAGGTACCAATCTAGGTTCCAAGATCGCAGTTGATTCTGTAGTCAATGTCAATTCAGGTCTCATGGATCCTAAGCAGACCATGGTGCTTTCTTATCTACACAAAGCAATTAAACCGTTTAACAATCTACGCATGGTTGAGGACGCTACTGTCA